GGGGTGTACATTTTTTTTAATTCTGGTTGAATATTAAATAGTATATTATTAAAATAAAGGTAATTGACTATTTCTCCCAACATTCCAATTTCAAATTTACCTTGAGGAGTAATACAATAAAGTCTGGAACTAGCAAACGGAGAATGGCGGTAGGTAGGATTAGGAACTGATAAATGTTCTCGAATCAATGCAACAGAACTAGCATCACCAGATATCTGTGCTTGTTTGTTTTTATTGATCAATATTAATTCTACCTTATTCATTAGGTGGTTTCTAGTTTATTAATATCTATAATGTTTTTAATATCATATGTCATAGACCGAAGTATAGTTTCTACTTTTTCTAGATATTGAATGACAATTTCTGTATCTTCAATGTCTTGAATTATTTTTTGAATAGAATCTGAATTTTCTATCTTACGGTCTAATGCATTTTTAGGAATGTTGGGAGGTATTGCATTTTGACTTTCTAGAGTTGCGTGTACTGCAACGTAGGTCATTTTCTTTTTCTTAATTAAGGAATTAAGATGTTTTTTTGCATAAATTAAACGAGCCACCCATTTATGTTTAATACCAGGGAGCATAAGTTGTTTTTGAAGTAAGTTTAATTCATCAACCCTAGTATCTTCTTTTAATTCTTCATTGTATTTATCAAGATCAATCATAAGTAGTTACTAAGGAATAACATTATAATCCCCTATGTCTAACAAATTTCAACAACTTTATGAGAATATTATGGGCAATATAGCAGGTTCTGGAGGAACTTTTGGAACTGCTGTAGATTTTAATGATAATTCTAAGGCAGATGTTAGGACTTCTATGGCAATTACTGGTCAAACTTCTACTAAAGGCCCTAAAAGAAAAAAGAAAAAGTCTAGTATAGAAGTGACACCAATCATTAGAAGACCTCAAATCAAAACTGGAGGTCTGTAATGGATTGTGGTCATTGGAAATTGACTGAAGGGGTTGTTATAGATGAAAATACATTTGGTTTTATCTATGAAATAACAAATATATTGGAAAAAAAGATTTATATTGGTAAAAAACAGTGTAAATCTAAAATTAAAAGAAAACCTCTTAAAGGTAAAACCAGAGCCAGAAGAGATATTAAAGAATCTGACTGGAAAACATATACTAGTTCCTCAGAAAAACTTTGTGCCGATATACAACGATTGGGCAAAGAAAATTTCACATTTATTATTTTAAGAACTTGTACCTGTAAATGGGAAATGGCATATTATGAAATAGAGGCTCAAATTTTACAGAGAGCCATGTTTCGTACTGATTATTATAATGGAATAATCAATGTAAGAATAGGAAAAGCTCCTAAAAATTTAATTGATTCTTAATTATCTAGTAAAGGTGCCACAAAGAGCATAATCGGTATCATTGGTAGTACCTGTATTTGTGGTTTGTCTTGCACAGAATATCCTGCAAGAACCAGCAAGCATGGTGCCTAAAGAATATACAGCAACATTTGCGTTGTCATTTGCTGTGCTATTATGTATAAATGACAAAGAAGGTATATAATAAGCGTCCGGCAGAACTGTTGAAAATGTTACAGTGTAATCACCCACCGCATTACTGGTAATAGAACTTACATTATAAGAAGATTTGATCATGCTTCTAATAGTCAAAGTTCCATTTGCTCCAACTGCGGTTGTTGTAAATGAAAATGTATTTGCATCTATAACAGTAATAACTTTACCCACTCCATTTACACCAGTATCAGTAGCGGCTGTAATTTCTGCAATCATTCCACTAGAATATCCATGACTAGCAAATGTCACAGTAATTGTGGTCGTAGACCTAGTATACGTCTTAGCGGTCTTCGGAATTCCATCAAAATTCAAAGAGGCTCTAACTCTAGGAACTGTCATTAAGTTGGTATTATCCGTGAATGATATTAAGGTTCCAGTTTGTACTTGGTTACCTATTAAACTTCCATAAGAGATTACGTTGTTGACGTGAACGGCATCCGAGTATTGAGCTGTAATATTTGATCCGATAACAAACGCATTACTGATTGCTGGTCCTACAATTGAATTATTTTGCCCCCCCAATATAGAACTATAAGAACTAGTTATAATCCTATTATTATAACCTCCCACAATAGTAGAATAGGAGGATTTATAATTATAATACCATTGATCATAAGGCATTGCAGGACCAAATAATCCATTTGAACCACCACCACTTAATGTATTAGATAACCCACTTAATATGGCAGAATTGTATGCAATATCTATCTTATTGCTTCCAATTTTAGGGACTATTAAACTATAATCATAATAGTCCGTACCATTATAAAGAAATCCACTGAGTTTTGTGGTAGCAAGTGTGGTGTTTGAGTATGGAGTAAATGTTAAATTTCTACCATCTCCATATAGACTGCCCCCAGCACTGACATTTGAGGTGACAGTTAGATTAGATCCAACTCCATAATTGCCATATACAATACCACTTGCACTAATGTCTCCAACAACTGTTAGGGGTTTATTTGGAAATGCCGTTCCTATACCAACATTACCACCACTCAACATAGTCATTCTTTCAACTCCAGCGATAGCATCAACAAACCTAAGTCTACTTTGTTGAGATCCAGCCACGTCACTATATACGTCTACGGAAAAAGATTTGGCGTTGTCATAAGACCTATTGAAATCAATTTGTCCGCCTTCTTGAGTAGAGTCTGCCCTGTTTGAGATGAATCCTTTAGAATAAACACCTCCTGTGGAACTAATATTTCCGACCACTGTCAATCTTTCATTAGGTGTGGAAGAGCCAATACCTACATTGACCCTATTGGCGTTATTATCCAGGATAACTCTGTCAGTGTAGTATGTTACAGAAGGAAATGCATCATCTACAGTATCTTCTGTACCAGTCTCTCCTGCTACAGTTGAGACCACACCTGCAGATGTAATTCTACGGATGGTGTGGTTGAATTGATCACTAATAAATACATTGTCATACCTATCCACCGCAACTCCAAGTGGACCGTAGAATTGAGTGCCGCTGGAACCATCTGTTGATCCGGGAGAGTCTAAAGTTCCGGCAAAAACTGAGGATGTTCCGGTTGGTGTTACTTTGTAAATAACATGGTTGTCGTTGTTGGATACAAATAAATTTCCAGAAGAATCTATATCTATCTCCATAGCCAGGGCTAGAGTTGCTAAGGTAGATACAAGTGCTCCAGAAGTTATTTTACGAATTTTTGCATTGTTTCTATCTGCAACGTATAACGTGTTACTAGAATCTATGGTGATCCCATGTGGTTCCCAGAATGTGGCTACGGTTCCGGCCCCATCTGTCGAGCCTGTTGAGCCCACTATACCAGCAAAAGTGGTTACCGCACCAGCAGCAGTTATCTTGCGGATAGTGTTGTTGACAGAGTCTGCTACAAATAAATTATTAGAAGAATCTATGGCAACACCAATTGGTCCGTAAAATCTAGCAGAAGATCCCGTTGAATTGTTTGTTGATCCGGAGAGCCCTGCAGTTGAACCAGCAAAAGAGGAC